TGGGACGCCAGAATGCAGCCCCGCGAATTGATGCCTTGGGACGATTGGCCACTGTTTAGCTTGACGTCAGACCCCGACGTAACGCGCTATCTTGGCTTCCGTACGCACCGCACCGTTGACGAAGCCGCGGCGCTGCTCAAGACGTACAAGGCCGGCCCCGGTCGTTGGTTCGGCATGTGGGACGGCAACCGGCTATGCGGCGTTGTCGGCGTCGAAAAACAGGGGCACTGCGCAGCCATGGCGCTCTATGCTGCGCGGCCCGTACGCGGGTTCGGTCGAATTGCTGGCGTTGCTTTCGTACGGTGGGCGTTTGACAGCCCGGAAATCAAGCGCGTGTTTGCGCACTGCCACGTCGACAACGTACCCGTGCAGCGCGTTCTTGAGCGCATGGGCGCGACGCGTGAGGGCCGCATGCGCTCGTTTGCCGTGTTCCCGAATATCAGCCCGGAGCCGGCTGACTGCTACTTGTACAGTATCGTACGGGGTGATAGGATGCTGCACTCGAATGGAGAGAAGACAGATGGACGATAGGAAGCAGTTCGAAACGATGGCGACTATCAGGGCATACGCCACCGAGATCGCCCATGCGCCGCCGAGAGATCTGCGGCCTAGCACGGCGAGGCTCGACTACGCCGAAAAAATTGCTCGTATGGCGGCGCTGGTCAAAGACCTAGAGACGCGCTCTTGAGCAGTGAGCTGCGCGCTACTTCGCGGCGAGGCCCGCGAGCCCTGAGAACATGCCGCCGATGCCCGAGCCAATGCCGCTGTCCGCTTTGGCCTGCGCGCTTGCAATCGCGGCCTGCGCGCTGTTTTCGGACGACACGGCGGACACGTCCTGGCCGGTCGCAGTCTGGCCGACGCCGATACCTTGGAACAGGTTGCCCAAGATGCTCTGCAACTGCCCGAACTGCTGATTATTGCCGGCGAGATAGTTCGAATAGGCTTGGTTCGCGTACGTGCTCGTGATGCCTTGCGTGGCCTCATTGATCGCGCGCAGGTTCCCGCCCGAGAGCAGCTTACCGCGCGCCGCGCTCGAATTGTCGATTGCCTGCGTCGCCTGCCCGATCTGATATTTGGCGGCGTCCGACGTCTGATAGTCCTTCATGAACTGGTCATAGGACTTGACGTCGTTGCCGTTGCCGAGCAGCCGGGCGGCTCCCACGGTGCTGTTACCCGTCAAGGCGCTGGCGGTGGGCTGGAGCAGGGAGCTACCGAATTCGTTATACGGCGCCGTGCTGGACAGGACGCTATCAGTGCGCCCGCGGGCGGTCATGGACGCGTCGCCTAGATCACTGGACGCCAGAGCGCCTCCGATCACTCCACCGAGCCCCGAGCCGAAATCTGAGCCGTTGGACGCCATTCTAGGCCCTCTTGCGTTGTATGACAGGTTGGGGTAAGTATGCCACACCATGGCAAAACCGTCAAAGCGCTTAAATGCTCGGGTGCCGGCCCCGCTGGCTGCCGATTTGGACTTTGTCGTTAGGAACACCGAAACTCCAGGCGTCACGAACATATCGACCGCGATCATTGCAGCGGTGCGGGATTTTGTGAAAGCCGAAATCATAAAGATTAAAGCGCGTGGCGTCGAAGTCCCGAAAAACCGCTAAGCCGACGAAGCGCCGGCCCGAGCAGCATTCCGAAACCTGCCTCCAGATGCATTGCAAGCAGTGGCTGGACAAAGCCGGCTTGTGGTCGAAGCTGCTTATCTTCCACGTCGCCAACGAGCGCAAAGGCGGTATCGGCGTGCAGATGCATTTCAAGCGTACGGGCGTGCGGGCTGGCGTAGCCGATTGGTTGCTATTCGTCCCCGGTGCAATGGTGGCTATCGAGCTGAAAGACGATGAAGGCGAGCAGCGCGAAGACCAAGAACGCTTTGAGAAAAAATGGACGGCAGCCGGTGGCGTCTATTACCTCTGCCGTACGGTCGAAGATTTCGAAACAATCGTGATGCGCTACGCAGCCCCCAAGCTCCCTTGGGCCGCTTAGATCGCCTGCGCCACCCAAGCACCCGCGACCCTAATATACAGTCGCGCGCCAGCCGCTCCCGCTCGATTGTAGTACCAATCGTTGTCAATGCCAAGACCGGCAGCCGGCGGCGTTGTGCCGTTGTAGACTTGGTTGCGCGCTTGCAGGTTCGTTATAGCGGTCGCGTTTCCGCTCGTCTGGAGCTGCAATTGCTGTACAGCCGGGTCCAGGTTGTTCTTGATGTCGTCCGTATTCGCGGCAACTTGCGCAACAAGCTCGTTCCAGCCTTGTATCTTCGTCGGGTCGATACCGCCGGCGGCACCCAGCACCGCGAGCACTTCAATAAGCCAGCGATTAAATGCGGGGTCCGTCTTTGCCATGTACGGCGGCGGAGGCAGCTTTAGCGAACCTGAAACGGCCATTTGACTTATCCACAAGCGTTGTGTATAACATTCGTACAGCAACGTACGGAGCTTAACGAATGTTTACTATTCAGTATGTCAAGACGGACGGAACACACGGGATGCAGGACCTTGACAGCAAGGCGAAGCATCGTCTTACGGCGCACCTTGCGACGTATCAGCGTCCCATTGTAGCCGTGTACGAAGGCACTACGCCAATTACGCGCGAAGTCGCAAAGCGCCTGCGCGAGTGGCCCGGCACGCTGAGCCGTGAGGCCAAGACGTTTGCTCATTCTACTGTCCCGGCGTAATGCCAGCATAAAGCTGGTCAATCGAAAACGGCGCTTGCGAACCCGAGTATTGCAAGCGAACTTGCCGACGACGCTCGGTCCCGAGCTGCCGGGCAATGGCACGCTTGACGCCGGGTTGCGGCAATACGATCTGGCGGGCGCCGCGCCATGTCACTTGTTCGCCGTCTAGCGACCAATCCAGAGTGAAGTTGCCGGCAGCCGGCCCCATGGACGACGTCACGTCAATATAGTTGATTGTGGTGCGCGTTTCTTCGTCGCCAATCCATGGCGAAATGATCGTTCGCGTCAAACGCCCGGCCGGCTCGTTTGCGCTGTTGAAGTCGAGCGTACAAATCTGCCCGGTATCGAGCCCGACGTAAGTAACGCCGCCGTCATGTTCCGTCGCACAGCGGCCGGCGTGATCGTTGCGGCCGAACGACTGCTTATAGGACCAAATTCCGGTGTTAACAGCAAGCTCAATCGTCCAGGAGCCCGGCAACGTCAGTACGTAGAAATCGCTGCCTCCCTGTCCGTAGGCGTAAGATGTCAGTGTCGAGAGCTGCGCTTGCGTGAGCTGTTGCAAGAGCAGATCAACCCACGGCGGCGATATTGGCTTGCCGCTTTGCCCTTCGCACTTCCACACGCGTTTGTCGGTGCCGACGAAGCCGAAGCTGCCACGCAGCGAAGCAAGCGTGGTACGTACGGCTATACCCACTTCAATCAGCGTGTTCGGGAACGCGGTAAACGGAAAATCGGTGCCGTCCGCGGCGTCGTACCATTGTTCAAGTGATCGGGCGCCAAGCGGCCACACAACGCGGCCGGACACGGCCAAGTCAACAATGCGATCGGCGCGGGCTTCCTTCGTGGCCCACCAGTTGCCGTTTACGGTGGCAGGCGCCAGTGCTTGCGAACGATACATGCGGTCGGATTGGTTGATGTACGAATTCGACGCCGCTGCCCAAATCGTCATGTTGTCCAGTTCGGCCACCGCGCTCGGATCGAAGTTGATTGAGCTATCGAACCCGGCATTGACGACGCCCGCCGCTTGCGTAGCGGTGTACGCGGTGCCGTAGTATTGTGACCCGAGTACGTTCCGGTTGCTGGCGATGGCGAGCGCCGTACGGTCCTCCGCCATGCGGATGACAGGTAACACGGGGTCGACGGCTACGGAGCCGGACAGCGTCGGCGCCCCGGTTTCGACGCCGTAGTAAATCTGACCGTTGGCGTGGCCGCTCCAGATTGTGCCGAGCGCGTGACAGATGGCAATGCAAGGTGACGGCGTCGGCCAGCATACTTGCGTAAGCCCCGGAGCGCCGACCAAGCGCACCGGCCCCGGTTTGCCCTCTGTCGGCTGTCGCGGCACTACTCGCACGTTGACGAGCTTGCCGGCGCCTTGATCCAGGTTAAGCGGGTCCTGGTAAGCCCCGATGATGTTGACGAGCCCCATGGATCAATTCCGCAGAATTCGAAGCCATTGCTGACCGCGCGCAAAGTTCTTCCACTTCGCGTCCACGGCCTGCGCTCGGGCCAGCGTGACGGGGTCCGGAGTGCGACCGTACGAACCGTGCACCGTGAGGCCAAACAACAGCGCGGCGTCGTGTACGCCTTCCGGCGGCATGGGGATTGCGTCGCTGCCGTCCGCCTTGGATAGCAGCGGCACGCGTCCGCCGTATTCGATCAACAGCGACACAGCCGTACGCGGCGGCATGCCGGCGTACACGATGATAGAGCCGTCTATTTGCCGTTCCGGATGCCATCGCGTTATCATGCTCGGCATGGTCGACCGTACAACGTCGACCTTCGGCGCCATGCGGGTTTCGCGATTGACGGTCGCAGAGACGTCTTTCGCCCATATGTTCTTGATCGCGACGGCGTCCACGTTGACCGTTTTTCCGGTGCCGACTGTGAACGTGTAGACCGAGCCAGCGACGCCGGCCGGAAGCGGCGACGTCGTAACCATGCCCATGAGATACTGGCAAGCTCCGTCCGCCTGCTCACTGCGGAGCAAGTCGTTCAAGATCGCAACGCCGTTTGCGATATCGGTTGCAGTGGCCGGCTCCGTTTGATCGATGATACCGAAAAGCCGGAGACCCTTCGTAATGACAGTTGCTGCGGTGTCTACCATGTGCCCCTCTACGGCGTGGCGTGCGATATGATGACGATGCCGTTCTGTCCGGCGACGCCGTTTGTGCCGTTGCTGCTGCCGCCTGCGCCCGAGCCTGGAGTGGTGCCGGCCGTCCCGGCGCCGGTCGAAGACCCCGCGCCGCCCGCCCCCCTATAACCCCCCGCGCCGCCCGTTCCGCCCCTCGCACACGCACCAC